TGGATTGTTGCCGACAGTCACCCTGAGCTATCAGTAGAGTTTTCTCCTATGGTAGCCGCTTCTAACGCTTCTAGTATAAAGTTCGGTTCTTTGTCGGCCCTACGTCGTGACAGGATTGAGCAGTTCCGTGCAAAGGAAGAAGTTGAAAGTGGTCTTGAGGAGGATGCGGAACGCTTCAATGCTGGTGACGATGTAGGCAGAGTCTTGGTAGGTGACTGGCTTGACCATCAGGCAGGTATGTCGGATGTAATTTCCTTCAGTCTCTTTGGAGATGATAGGGAGGCAGAAACACCTGAGGGCAAGGCGCTTCAGGCCTGGGGAGAGGTACAGCCTAGTGATGAGAAGTACCGAGACCCCATTACTAGGGATGTAGACCGAGACTTGTACAGGGCTGACAAGGAAGCAGCCTTTGCTGTGATAGAGGATGTCTACCCTGAACTGACCGAAGCTCTTGAGGCTCGTACTAGGGCTGTAAGTCCTAACCTAGTCAAGGTTGAGCCTGATATTATTATAGCCCTGGGTGCCCTATCCAATTACAGACAGATAGACCGCTGGTTTGGCATAAGGAAGGATATGGAGAACAAGGTTGAGGACATCCATCAACTGATAGATAATAGGAGAGACGAGTTTGCTGAACAAGGATACCTAGATGTCCCTGCTAGTCTGGTCTACAATACTCTTATAAGTGAGAGGCCTGATATATCCTCTGATGTATGGCAGGCAGCATGGACTGTTAGACCAGGGGCTGACGACCTCTATCGTAACCCCGAAGCAGATAGGTTCCTTGCTGAGCACGAGGACAAACTCAAGAGGTTCTTCCCTGACCTCTACAGAAGGGAACTATTGGCAGCTCTCAGTTCCAGAGGAACAACCAGTGGAGGTGCGATACAGCCTAGCACAACAGGTGGAACAAAGCTGTCGCCTGCTCTGAGAGAGAGATTAGGATTGACAAGGTAATGTTACCTATTGACGTTCCTTGTAAGCATGACGAATGTGGCTGTGAGGTATCTAAGTGTTGCTTCAATTGTCCTCTACCTGTATGCAAGGATGAACTTCCTCAAGGGATGAGGTCTGTGCGAACATACATGAAGGACCTACGCATAGTTCACCTATTAGATGAAGGTTACACGGTGGAAAGGGTTGTGAGGCTTCTAAGAGTAGGTGAGAGGACAGTTTATAGGGCTATGGAGAGGTCGAAAAATACTGTCACCAGTCGCTTGACAGATACGAATAGACGCGCTACAATGACCATAGCAGCCCCAACCAAATCTAGCAATGGGAGAGGTCACGATGCCAGATAAGCCCGCAGATAAGCCCGAAGCGGCTGACCCTGAAGTAGCAGCCCTAGCTGAGGCTATAGCAGGAGAGCCGCTCGCTCCCACATTAGATGAAGGTGGAAGAACTCTAGCCGAGGATAAGCCGGTTTCTCAGGAGAAGGACACTGCACCTAAAGATGGTGAGAAGCCTCCGGTTTCTGAGGAGAAGGTTGAGCCTAAGGATGGAGAGAAGCCTGATGGAGAAGGGGATGGAGAGGGTGAGCAGGAGGACCCACTAAAGGGCCTTGCATCTAGCAAGACTCCTGTGAGGGTACTTTTAGAGCATCCTATCCTAGGACCCCTACTCCAAAGTTGGTCTGACACGGCCGGGGCAGCCCAAGTCGCCTCAGCCTTAGAGCGTGAACGTCCGACTATTGCGGCTAACGCCAAGGTAGAGGAACTACAGCGCGTTGAGGATGAGCACTTCTCAGGATTGACTCAGGAAGAAATTGCTGAGGAGATAAGTGGCGACGAAGAGGCTGCTACCCGCTACGCCAGATACCAACAGAGGAAAACAGCAGGCGCACAACCTAATGAGACGGCTGTGGTGCAGGCCTCTCAACTGTATGCCTATGCTTCTGAGGTGTCCGCGATTCAGGGATTGCTGGAGGGGTCAGGACTGACGGCTGAGGTTAAAGACAGTCTAAAGCCTGACAACTTCACGCACCTGAAAACCGAGGGTATCAAGGAGTGGAAGAAGGCTGTGTTCCAGGCTATAGTTACCCAGGAGGCTATGGGACTCACGGAGAAGGAGTTGGATGCCAAGTGGGAAGCCTACAAGCAGGAACACCTAGCTGAGGTAGATGGTGAGAGGCCTGCCATAGTCGGTGGACGCAAGCAGGGCCCTGCTGATGACCTCATGAGTACGGATAGTAGTGCTATCCTTGAGAAGGGACTTGCTGACAAGGAAGCACAACGAGCTAAAGCGAAATAGGAGGCTAACTAATGGCAGATTTAACTCTGCTAGAGGCCGCCAAGCACAGTCAGGATGACATTGAGCGGTCGGTAACAAAAATCATCGTAGAGAACTCTCCAATCCTGGAGAAGCTACCTATGCGGACTATCAATGGTCCTGCATTTAGATACCATCAGGAGCAATCCCTTGGTACGGTAGCCTATCGTGGTGTTGGTGGAACCTACACACCAGACTCAGGGGTAATCAATCCTCTATTCGAGGCTCTCGTCATCCTGGGTGGCGAGGTGACCATCGACAACTTTGAGGTTGAGGTCATGCAGAATCTCCTCAATCTCAAGGCTGAGAAGTATCGGATGAAGGGGCGTCAAGTAGGTATTCAATTCTCAGAGTCCTTCTTTGAGGGCGATACTGCTGTTGACCCGTTTGCCTTTGATGGCCTTCGCAAGAGGCTAACTGGCAATCAGAAGATAGATGAGGGTTCTGCTGATGGTGCCCCTCTGGAGCTATCCAGTATAGATGAGTTGCTGGACGCTGTTGTAGGTGACAACGGTGACAAGATACTCTACATGAACGCTACTATGAGGCGCAAGTTGACCTCATTGGTGCGGGCACAATCAGGCTCCTCACAAATCACCTTCACCCAGGATGCCTTCAACAAGCAGCAGCTAGCCTATGCTGGAGCCATGATTAGGGTCGTGCGTCGTGAGGACGATGGTAGTACCATCCTCGACTACGATGAGGACCCTGGTGATGCAACCTCTGACACGGCTAGTATGTACTGTGTTCGGTACGGTTCCGATTATGTCATGGGTATCCAGAGTAGGTCCATGCCGTCGGTCAAGGACTTTGGTGAGATACAGGCCAAGCCGCAGCACCTGGGCCGCATTGAGTGGTTCATGGGCCTGGTTGTGAAGCATCCGAGGTCCGCTGCTCGACTATTCGGTATCACTAACGCGTAGGGGGACTTATGCAGGAACTTGAAGAAAAGCCACAAGAAGAGGAAAGTCCCTCTATTCCTGGTTTTCCAGATGAGGTGTATGAGAGGCACGGTCAGCTATACCGTGATGTAACTGTGGCCATTCAAGGTGGTGGTGAGAGGACCAAGGTTAGGCTTGTGGCTAGGACTCTGAATGAGGCCAAGGCTAAGCATCAGGACTTCTATCACTCTGATGAACTAGGCTGGATTCTCAACGGTTACAAGTGGGAACGTGACCGCTCCGTTGAGAGCATCATGGCTGACGGGTCCTCAGGAATACCTATGTCAGTGGAAAGGCAGGAGCAAATGAAGCAGGAGGCATTAAATGGTTAGAGATGTAAACCTAGAGCTAGTTGCCAGCTCAACGGACTTTGCTGGTACTGGTGATAAGGGCAGCGAGAAGGATACCGAGGGTGGCTTTTGGGCCATGATACGGTTGTTCCTCGGAACAATCACAGGCACCACGGTGGTCAACGATGTTCAGATTCTCTGCTCAATTGACGGTGGTACTACCGACTTCCATATCGGTCAGTTTCCTACCATTGATGAAGCGGATGACGACGTGGAGATAGCTAGGGCGGTCTATATCCCGAAGCCTGATAGCAGCAACACCGTAACCAAGGTGAAGCTGAATGTTCGGACTTCTTCCGGTTCGTCACCTGTGGTCCCTGTTCTCAAGGCTTACATTGAGCCTCTAGTCTCCCTGGGTATTCCAGGCGTGGACGAGCAGCTTACGGTAGGCGTCGAGAAACTAATCTAGGGAGCTTCGGCTCCAAGGTGAGAGGCTGGTGTAGGATACCCTCCCCACTGGCCTCTCACCTAAGGTGGGAGGGATAATCAGGAGGAAAGACTTTGCCTTACGAATGGTTAAAGTTTCACGGTAGCGCTGAATCAGGTGGGAAACCGAAGGCCGAGTATCAGGCCGGTGACTTTATAAAGTGGCTAGTTCCTATTAGGGAGGAGCGAGGTACTTCAACCGAACGCCTAGTCGTAGATACGGCTAACACCAAGTTCATATCCAACTATTTCGATTGCGGGGCCACCAGCGGTGATGCCCGTGCCAACTACACAAGGCTCTATATCACTGGTGCAGGCGGTGGTGGAGAGGCAGCTCGACTGTTCTGTACTGTTGAGGATGTGCGAGGCGCTACCGCAAGGGGTGCCCACATTTCCCTGAGCTTTGGAGCCACAGGTAGTATTTCAGGACTTGGCCTGGCTATGGGGGGAACCCTACATATACCTAACCAAGCTTTCACTGGCTTGCCTGGTACATATGCGGCTCTCCAGGCAGAAATCTTTAGTGACGGTGCCAACTCTGACCCTGTGGGAATGACTGAGTTGTCCTTCATCCGTATCAGTAACGGGGGTAACTCCTCTGGTGTTGCGGACGTGGATGATGATGCCTTCCTAATGAGTATCCAAGGTGGAGCCATTGGTACCGGCAACCTAGTGGAAGTTGCCGTGGATGAAACCAGCTATTCTCACAACATCAGGATTAGGGTAGGGGCTACCGAACTCTACCTGATGTGTGCTGATGATAGGGACTAGATGGCGCCTCCTACAATAGGTCCGGAGCAGGCTGGGGATGTTACCGTGGCACCTCATGGAGGGGCTCTCTCAGTTGAGGTCATACTCGCTCATGAGGTCTCC